ATTATACCCGCGAAACCATCACAGTCGCCTCTGGCGCGGGCAAACTTGCCCCCGGCATGGTGCTGGGCAAGATTACGACAGGCGGCAAATACACACCCCTCGCGCCCGGCGCCACAAACGGCAGCCAGACTGCGGCCGGTCTTCTCTGGGCGGACGTTGACGCCACCAGCGCAGATGCGCCGGGTGTCGTGATCCTGCGCGGCCCGGCCATCGTGAACCGGCATGAGATCATCTTCCCCGAAAGCGCCACTGAGGCGCAGATCGCCACCGCCACAACGGCCCTGACGGCGATTGGCATCGTCCTGCGCTGAGCCCCAGCGCAGTTTCCCCCTCATTGAAACATCACAAGGAGGCACCCCATGGCCACCATGGACATCTTCGAAGGCGATGCCTTCTCGATCATCGAACTCACCCGTGCGCTCGAAAACATCCCCTTCAAGCCCGCAACCCTGTCTGGATCGGGTCTGTTCGGGCCGCGCGGCGTGCGCTCTCGCACCGTCGTCATCGAGAGCCGCGACGGCACGCTGTCGCTGATCCCGTTTTCTGAGCGTGGCTCAGCCTATGACCAGCAGACCCCTGAACGCCGCGATGTACGCGCCTTCGTCTGCCGTCAGTTCAAGAAGCAGGACGTGATCTGGGCCTCGGAAATTCAGCAGGTCCGCGACTTCGGCAGCGAGTCCGCCACCCAGCAGGTACAGGCCGAGGTTGCCCGCAAGCTGGCCCGACTGCGCAACGATGCCGAGACCACCTTCGAGTATCACCTGTTCAACGGCATCCAGGGGCTGGTGAAAGACCCGCGCGACGGCGCCACGGTGGTGAACTACTTCACTGAGTTCGGCATCACCCCGGCGGCGGAGGTGGACTTCGATCTCGACAATGCCACCCCGGCGTCCGGCGCACTGCGCAAACGCTGCCAAGCGCTGATCGAAAGCGTCGAGGACACCATGGGTGGCCTTGCCACCGGCGCAATCGCACTGCGCGCCGAATGCGGCTCTGCCTTCTTCGCCGATCTCGTGGCGCACAAGGAGGTGCGCGAGACCTACCTCAACACGGCCGCCGCTGCTGATCTCCGCTCGCGCATTGCCGACGAGGTCAGTTTCGGCGGCATCACCTTCCGCCGCTATCGGGGCGGTGCGGGCTTTGGCGTCGCCACCGACAAGGCGGTATTCTATCCCGAAGCCGTCGATGGGCTGTTCGAGATCTACCACGCCCCCGCCGACACGTTCGAGACGGTCAACACGCTGGGCCAGCCGCTCTACGCCCGGATGATCCCCGACCGGGATCGCGACGAATGGGTGCGGTTGGAGATCGAAAGCAATCCGCTGCCGATCTGCGCCCGCCCGCAGGTGCTGCGCTCGGCGCGGCGGACGTAACCAGCGTGAGTTACTTGGCGCGCGGGCGGTCCCAGTTCATGCCAGCCAGGCGCGGATCAGTGCCGAAGCTGTCGCGCCCGAACTCAAGGCCGAGGTTGGGGTGCTCACGGATGGCCTGCGCGCCGCTCTGGCCGATGCGGATGCGCCATGTTTGGCGATCCACCGGCTGAGGTGCTGCAAATGCCCCACAGGTTAGCACGGCAAGGTTTGCGCCGCCCTCGGGGTCGCGGACCGAGGCATACCTTATGACCTCGGCCCCGATCTCGCGGGCGGCCTCGGCAAGCTGTTGGCAGGGGGCGTAATCGGTCAGATGGGTCCAGAGGTCATGATCGGCGGCAAGCGTACCGGTTGTCAGGTCCAGAGAAACCGGCGTCGCCAGATTGGCGCAAAAAGCGGTGTAGTCCGCCGCATCGTCGGGGAACGGCGTCGCGGGGCTCTCGGCGTAGAAGAGGAACCGATAAAACACCATCTCGGCCGCCGCTGTCTCGGGCTGTTCGGCACCGTACCAGACGCCGGGCGTCAACCCGGCGCGGCGAAACCGCGAGCCGCTGGGATAAGGGCGATAGCGGAACGGCGTGGAGAGCAGGTAGTCGAGGTGACGGCACGCGTCCGGCACCGGCGGCTTGGTTTCTTCCAGAATGTCCTCCAGCGCCGCCTGTTCGGCGAGACTGTCGACAAGCTTCAGCGTCGAGACCCGATGCTGGGCCTCGACAAACCGCCACGCCTGACCCCGGAAGGGCCGCGCCTCAGACCGGAGCGCGGCGGGCGTCAAGATAGGTCGTGACATCGACAAGTCCCTGCACAGTCGCCATCCGTTCAAGTGGCGGTGCGGCAAGGGCCGAGTTGGCCGCCGTCACCCACACGCGGGCTACCGCCTCGTCGCCGCCTGTGATGGCGTCGAGCGAGCGGAACGCGCGAACGAGAAGTGCCGCGAGTTCAAAAGGCTTCGACCCGGCTTCGAGCGTGGCCTCGCCGCGTTTGAGGCGTGACACCGTGGCTTCGGAAACGCCGACGATCTCGGCAAGCTGGCGTCCGGACAGGCCTAGACGCTCGGCGGCACGCAGCATGGCCTTGGTCAGGACTACGTTGCGATCTGGAGCGGGGGCAAGATTGCGGGGGTGGGTCATGGCATGCTCCTGTCTGGTGGAAACATAGTGCATAAAACTTCCACATGAAAGGGTAAAGATGTCGCTCGCCTTCGAAAATGCACTCGCGGTGCTCTTCGCCGATCCGAACATGGGGCGGGACGCGGTCTACATCGTCGACGGCGTCGCACCCGTTCTGGTGCGCGTCGTCGCCCGGCGTGCCGATGCCGTCACCGACTTCGGCGATGCGCGGCTCTGGTCGGAAACCACCCGCATCGACCTGCGCGTGGCCGAAGTGCCAAACCCGCGCCCCGGCGACAGGATCGAGATGGATGACGACGCCTTCCTCATTCAGGGCGAGCCCGTCCGTGATCGCGAACGACTGGTCTGGACTGTCGATCTGAGGCCAGCGTGAAACTGAAGCTCGCCATAAATCCTGACATCGTCGCCATGATGGCGGCCGAGGTCGCGGCCGGAGAACGCGCCGTTACCGCTGCCATGCGGGAGGCGGGCACCAGCCTGAAATCCGCATGGCGCACCCAGATCACCGGCGCGGGGCTGGGCACACGCCTCGCCAACTCGATCCGCTCCGCCAACTTCCCGAAGTCTGGCGAAAGCCTGAACGCGGCGGCGCTGGTCTGGTCCAATGCCCCGGTGATCATCGGCGCGCATGACACCGGACCGCTGATCCGTTCGAAGAACGGGTTCTGGTTGGCGATCCCTACGCCAGCGGCTGGCAAGTCCACGCGCGGCGGCCGGATCACCCCCGGCGAATGGGAACGCCGCACCGGCTTGCGGCTGCGGTTCATCTATCGCCGCCGGGGGCCAAGTCTGCTGGTGGCCGAGGGGCGGCTGAATACCAAGGGCCGCGCGGTGGCGAGCCGGTCGAAGACCGGACGCGGGGTGGCGACTGTGCCGATCTTCCTGCTGGTGCCGCAGGTAAAGCTGCCGAAGCGACTGAACCTCGACCGCGACGCCGAGAGAGCGCTCGACAGCGTGCCGGGGCTGATCGTCGCGAAATGGGTCGAACAACAAATTGGATAGCCCTCTTCGAGCGGAAATACCCTACAAGTGGGTGAACGAAAAATCGTTTGTGGATTACTTCTGAATGAGCATCTAAACAATGACACCGTTCTGCTCAAAATGACGCTTCAAGTTGTAAATTCTCTCTACGTAGATAATAAATTGACCAAGATTAGCCAGTATGACGCCCTTGTCCAAATCTGGGATTATCTGAGGATGCCCAACCGCATTCCGTGTATGGCGATAAAAATTGAATGCTCCATCAAGGAGCTGAGTAAGGTCTTGAGCGAGAATTTGATCGACAGGTTTGCTCTTGCAGCCGTTGTAGGACGCCGTGAATTCGTCGTACTTCTTAGAGATCATCCTTTGATTTACACGCGAAAAGAAACTGTTTCTATTCCCTTCGTCGATGATTGAATTCCCGTATGCTTCAATAAGGAGAAGAATAGCTTTTTCGCTAGCAGCCCCAAGCATAAAAGCAGATCCAGCGGGGCTGTCGGCTTTATAACACCTCAGCGCTTCTTGGAAGAACCACAAGACGACATCGTCGCAGTCTGGAACACGTTCCCGGAGAGTTTGTGGGAACTTTTCGATTTCAGCTGGAAGAAGCGCAACAGGCCCACCTGAACCCTTTTCAATGCTTTCCTTAAGCTGTTCGAGCCAAACCTTTAAATCCGTTGCCTTGCCTTCGACGTGCAGTTTTCCTGTATTGTAGACGTTTATTGACGCTGCAAGAGCTCCAGATTTGACTGTGAACTTGTTAGCGTGTTGGATCTCTGCTTCTTGAAAATCTAACTTATGCGCGGCGAGCGCACTTCGTACCGTTTCACAGACTTTTTCATCGCCGCTGCTCATTAAAACCTCGTCCCAAATTAATTCTTTGGCGAGGGTAGAATGAGCGCAGCTTGTCGGCAACCCAAAGATGTCACTGCTAAGATTGAAAAGTATGCCCACCATCCGCGAAGCCATCCTCGCCGCGTTGCACGCTCGGCTCTCGGCGCTGCCCGCCACCGCTCTGCGCGGCGGGGTGCTGCCCGAGCGCGTGCCAGCTGAGGGCCTGTTGATACTGCGTGACGGCGAGCCGGGGGAGCCCGAGGTGACTTTGTCGCCCCTGCGCTACCACTACCAGCACCGCGCTGAGATCGAGGCGGTGGTCCAAGGCGCGGCGCGTGACGCTGCGTTCGATACCCTGACCACTAGCATCGGCACCGCAATCGCTGGCGACCGCACGCTGGGCGGCCTCTGCGACTGGGTCGAGGCGGAAGCACCGCGCCCGGTCGATCTGCCCGTTGAGGGTGCGGCCAGCCTGAAGGCGGCCGTGATCCCGATGGTGCTGCATTATTCAACGGCCGATCCGCTCGGCTGACCCCGACAATTCAAGGAGAACACGATGGCACGAGCCCAAGGGGCGCGGGCGCTGATGGCGCTTGCGTTCGAAACAACCTATGGAACGCCGCCGGTGGGCGGTTTCACAAAGATGCCCTTCGCCAGCACGTCGCTGGGGGCAGAGCAGCCTCTGCTGAACTCCGAACTGCTCGGCTACGGCCGCGATCCGCTGGCACCGATCAAGGATGCGGTGACGGCCGATGGCGATGTGGCCGTGCCGCTCGATGCGGAAGCCTTCGGGTACTGGCTGAAGGCGGCCTTTGGCGACCCAATCACGACTGGCACCGGCCCCTGGACCCATGAATTCCAGTCAGGGTCTTGGACGCTGCCCAGCATGTCGATCGAGACCGGCATGCCCGAGATCCCGCGTTTTGCGATGTATTCCGGCTGCGTGCTCGACCAGATCAACTGGCAAATGCAGCGATCTGGCCTGCTGACCGCGACCGCGCGGCTGGTGGCTCAGGGCGAGACCGTGGGCACAACTACAAGTGCAGGCACGCCTGCGGCCCTCGAATTGCAGCGCTTCGGCCATTTCAACGGGGCGATCACCCGCAACGGTACCGCCCTCGGCAATGTTGTGTCAGCCGACATCACCTATGCAAACAACCTCGACAGGATCGAAACCATCCGCTCGGACGGCCGCATCGACGGGGCCGATCCCTCTATCGCCGCACTCACCGGCTCCATTGAGGTACGCTTTGCCGACCAGACGCTGGTGACACAGGCGATCAATGGCGATCCCTGCGAGCTCGAGTTCGCCTATGTGCTGCCCTCGGGCGAGAGCTTCATCTTCACCGTGCACGCCGTCTATCTGCCGCGCCCTCGGATCGAGATTTCCGGGCCGCAGGGCGTGCAGGCCACGTTCGATTGGCAAGCCGCACGCGACAGCACGGTCGGCCGGATGTGCACCGCCACCCTCGTGAATGATGTGGAGATTTACTGATGCTGACGCTCGATCTGACGAATGCACCTCGCTGGCACGACCTCGCGCCGGGCGTCCGGCTGCAGCTGCGCCCACTGACCACGGCGCTGATGGTGGCAACGCGCAGCGACACCGCTGTGGGGACGGTTCCCGAGGAGGCGTCTGACGAGGAACGCGCCGTTGCCTTCGCCAAGGCGCTGGCACGCCGTGCGGTCCTGGGTTGGGAGGGCATCGGTGATGCGGATGGCAACCCTATCGATCCGAGCCCCGACGCTGTCGACACGCTTCTCGACATTTGGCCGATCTTCGAAGCATTCCAATTGACCTACGTCTCCAAAGGCCTGCTGCTGGACCAGGAAAAAAACGTCTCCGCGCTCTCGCCGAGTGGTCCTTCGGCGGGGGCGAGCGATACTGCGAGGGTTGCGAACCCAGCGAAGCGTGCGAAGCGACGTGCAAAACCTGCCCGGCGCGGCTGAACCGGCCTGCGACCTTTGAGGGCTGGCAGGTCTGGGACCTGATCGGTCGCCTCGGCGGCCAACTTCGCATGCTGCCGGGCGCGGTGATCGGCTGGGATATGGCAGCGGCATTGGCGCTTGGTGATGCCCTCGGAATCCCGCCTTTGGCGATGGCCGAACTTCTGCCCGCCGTCGAGGCGGTGATGGTCGCAAAACTTAACGAACAGATGGATCATTCCAATGGCTGAAAAGCGCGTTTCTGTCCGCTTGGCGGCAGTTGGCGGCCGACAGGTGCGCGCCGAGCTGGAAGGTGTCGGCGAGGCTGGGGCGCGCGGGTTCGGACGGCTCAGTCGGGAAATGGAAGCGGCGAACACGCGGCTGGCGGCGTTCTCCCGCCGGGTCCGGATTGCCGCTGCCGCTGCAGTCGTCGCAGCCGCTGCTGCTGGCGTCGCTATGGTCCGCTCGGGGCTTCAAACGGTGGATGCGCAGGCCAAGCTCGCGCAATCGCTCGGCACCACCGTCGCGTCTATCCAGACGCTGGAGCGTGCGGGCGAGCTGGCCGGTGTCTCCATATCCGGCATTGAACAAGCGACGAAGGACCTCACACGACGGCTGAGCCAGGCGGCTGCCGGGACCGGGCCCGCCGCCGACGCGCTGGAGCGGCTGGGACTGTCTGCCACCGACCTGATTGCCCTGCCGCTGGATCAGCGGGTGGGGGCGATCAACGCGGCCATCCAGGAGTTTGTCCCGGTCGCCGAGCGCGCGGCCGTCGCGGGTCAGCTCTTTGGCGAAGAAGGCTCGATCGCCATGTCGCGTATCGACACCGCGACGCTGCGTCAGGCGACCGAGGATGTTCTGGCCTTCGGTGTGGTCGTGTCAGAGCAGGATGCCGACCAGATCGAACGCACCAATGATGCGATCTCGCGTCTCGGCCTCGTCTGGCGCGGGCTGTCGAACCAGTTAGCGGTTGCCGCAGCCCCCGCGCTCGAAGCGGTGGCGAATGCCATGGCGTCCGTGGCCAGTCGCACCGGGCCGCTGGGGGTTGCGATCCGGGGTCTCTTCGACAACATCGGCCGTCTGACCACTTACGCCGCTACGTTCGCGGCCCTCCTGGCGGGGCGCTGGGTAGCCGGAATGGTTGCTGCGGCGATTTCCGTACGCGGCCTTGCGACAGCTCTGGTTGTGATGCGCGGAGCGCTGATCCGCACCGGGATCGGGGCGCTCATCGTCGGTGCAGGAGAGTTGATCTACCAATTCGGCCAGCTTGTTTCCGGAGCAGGTGGCTTCGGAAATGCCATGGCGCTGCTGGGCAACCTCGTGAGCGAGGTCTGGGAGCGGATCAAGATGGGGGCTGGCAGCTTTGCGGCCTCCGCGATGGCCGCCTTTGCCGATGTGCAGACGGCGTCAGCCACCGCGATGCAGGGCGCGCTCGAGGGCGTCGTCGGTTTTGCCAATGCGGCCGTGAACAGTTTTGAGGGGGCTTTTGAGGCGATCAAAGCCGTCTGGGGGCTTTTGCCTGCCGCCATCGGCGATCTCGCGTTTCAGGCGGCAAACAGCCTGATTGAAGGTGTTGAAGCGATGTTGAACGGCGTCGTTTCCCGGATCAATGGCTTCATCGGCGGCGTGAACGCCGGTCTTGAAGCGCTCGGCGTTGAGCGGCGGATTGGCCTTATTGCCGATCTTGATCTTGGACAGCTCGAGAACCGCTTTGCGGGTGCTGCGACCCAAGCGGCGACCGCGGCGCAAGATGCCTTTGCCGGTGCGTTCGAGGACAACCCGCTGGCCGTTCCGGATCTCGGACTGACAGAGGCCACCAATGACGCCGCCGCTTCAGCCGAGGCCTGGAGGCAGACTGCCGCAACGCTCGCTAACGGTGCCTTGCAACCACTCGAAGCGATGGAGGCTTTGCGCATGGCGATGCGTGCGGCCGGAACCGAAGCCGAGACCTCCCTCGACGGAGCCACGTCAGCTGCGGATCGCTTCGACGCGGCCTTGGCGGACGATGAGACAGGCGGGCCCGGCGCCGCGCTCGATGAAACAGCGGCTGCGGCTGGTCGTGCCGGAGGGGCGCTGCAAAGCGCCGCCGATGTCGCGCGCCAGTCCTGGGACGCGGCCCGTGCTGCGGTTGAGCGCACGCAAGAGATCGCGAGGGGATTGGCGGATGACATCACCGGGCCGATCAAGGACGCGCTGAAGTCGGGCGAACTCAGCTGGCAAACCTTCGCGAGCGCAATATCCGGGATCGCGCAAAACCTTGCCAACAGGCTGATCGATACCGCCTTCAAGCCGATCGAGGACGCACTGTTCCGGGCTCTGTCCGGGTCGGGCGGTGGTGGTGGAGGTCTCTTTGGCTGGCTCTCTAGCGCCCTCGGCGGACTGTTTGGCATGGGCGGTACCTTCGCGCGGGGCGGTGCCTTTGGGCAGGCTGGCGAAATTACAGCCTTTGCCAACGGTGGCGTGGTCTCAAACCCGACGGTGTTTCCCTTTGCCCGCGGCATCGGGCTGATGGGTGAAGCAGGCCCCGAGGCCATCCTGCCGCTCCGGCGTGGTCGGGGCGGTCGGCTCGGGGTTGAGACGAGTGGCGATGGTCAGGCTACGCAGTCCGCGACCCGCATCGTCAATGTGCTCGATCCTTCGATTGTTGGTGATTATCTGGCTACGACCGCTGGCGAGCGGCTGATCGTCAACGTGATCCGGCGCAACAGGGGAGGCCTCGATGCCTAGACTTTGGCCTTTCCCGGTACGCCACCCTGTCACCGAGGTGCTGGAATGGAACACCGACACCCTGATCACAGAGGCCGCCGAACAGCGGATTGCGCTGCGCACCCTGCCGCGGTCGATTCTGACGGTCTCGCATCTCCTCAATGCCAGTGACCTCGCGCGCGCGGCCGAGCTTGCCCGGGCGGGATTGGTCGATAAGTGGACGGTGCCGCTCTGGCACCTTGCACGCCCGTCCACTGTGTCGGTTGATGCCGCCGACATCACTGTATTCGTCGATTCCGGCGAGGGAGCGTTCGAAGCGCTGGGACAGGCCGTCATCGCGGCTGACGGAGGTGTGGCATATCTTGTCGAAGTCAGCGCGGTCCTGCCAGACCGGTTGGAGCTGGCCGCGCCTGCGGGCGTGAGCCTTGTGCATCCGATTGTGACTCCGGTGGGCATCGGGATCCTGACGCGACCCCTCGAGATCGACCGACGCCGCCAGGGGCTGGGAACGGTCACGGCGACCTTCACTCTACAAACTGGGACCGACCTGTCTGCCAGCAGCTACGCGACCCATCTGGGTCTGGATGTGCTTACCGATCCGGCCGTGCTGCGCCAACCGCTGGGGGAGACACTTGGGCAGACCGTTGAATTCATCGACAATGGCTTCGGTCCCATCGTGATCGAACCCGTGCTGACCCATGTCCAGCGCCGCTCGACCATCACATTGATCGACCGTGGTGCGGCCCGCTGGACGCGCCGCCTCTGGCTGAATTCCCTGCGCGGCCGCCAACGTGCTTTCTGGCTTCCGACCTGGGGCCGGGAACTGGTCCTGCAGGCACCGGTCACGTCCTTGGCCACCTCCGCGATAATTGCAGACATTATGGATCCCGGCGTCTTGATCGGACGGCATGTAATGTTCGAGATCGTTTCTGGGCCGGTGTTCCGCAAGATCACAAACGCCGTCTATGACGCGCTCGGGCTCAAGCTGACCATCGCAGCGCCGGGCAAGAGCATTCCAATAACAACGCCCATCCATCTGCTCACCAAGGTGCGGCTCGATACCGACCGGATCGAGATCGAGCATTTTGCGGGCCGGACTGAGTTCGCGGCAAGCTTGATTGAGATTCCTGGATGACCTATGATCTTGCCGAGACCTCGACCGCCGAAGGGCGGCCGTATTTCCTGTATCTGTTCGCGGAAGGCGATCAGGTTTGGCGCTTCACCAGCCGCACGGCGATCTGGACCTCGCCCGCAGGGGCCAACGCCGATGAGACCGAGGATCTGATCTGGGACCCTTCGGCCGTCAGCCATGGGTCCGTCGTCCAGAGCAGCGACCCACGGCGGGTCGATCTCAGCGTCACCTTTCCGCTCTCCGATACCTTTGCCCGCCGCTATCTCGGACCTCGCGGTCGGGCGGTCACAACGCTGACCATCTTTCGCGGCCACGAGCAGGTGCCAACGGAGGTGGTCGCGCATTGGAAGGGCCGGGTCGTATCGGCCCGGGTCGAGGGACGGCGCATCACCCTTCGCTGTGAATCTCTGTTCACATCCATGCGTCGCGAAGGCGTGCGCGCGAAATACCAACGCCTTTGCCGTCATGCTCTTTATTCCCGAGGATGCCGTCTCGACATCGAGAGTTTTTTCGTCGGGGGCACAGCCAGCGCGCATCAGGGCCTGACGATCACCGTCTTCGAGGCTGCGTTGCTGCCCAACGGCTGGTTTCGAGGCGGCGTGCTGCGCCACGCGGGCCTTCTGGGGTTCATCACCGGGCATGTTGGGGATGCGCTGACACTCTCTGGCCGCATGCCCGATCTGGAGGTAGCCATCGACGATCCCGAAGCCCTGGCGCTCGTCGAGATCGCGCCCGGCTGCGATCTGCGGCGCGACACCTGCAAGGCCAAGTTCGGCAATCTCCTGAACTTCGGCGGCTTTCCCGACATTCCCGGCCGCAATCCGTTCGGCGGCACCAGCATCGTCTGACCCCAAGCGATCCAAGTTTAACTCGAAACGCTAGAAATCTGAGAACCCATCATGGTCTGGAACTTCGTCGTCCAGATCGTCGCCAGCCTCGTGCTGACGGCGATCTCCTATGCGCTGTCGCCCAAGCCGAAGATCGAGGCCCCGAAAGCCGCAGGGCTTGATGACTTCGACCTGCCAACGGCCGAGGAAGGCCGCCCCATCCCTGTGGTCTTCGGCACCGTGCTGCTGCGCGGCCCCAACGTCGTCTGGACCGGGGATCTCAAGGTCGATCCGATCCGCAAGAAGGGCGGCAAGAAATGAGCGAAGATCTGATCGTCAAAGACCTCATCGTCACTGTGCAGGACCTGCGCGCCTCCCGGCTTTGCTTTCAGGGCGCGCGGCCCTGGTTCCGCCGCCATGGCCTCGACTGGCAGGCGTTCCTGGCGGAGGGCATCTCGGCCGATGTGCTCGCGGCGACAGGCGACGCCCTGGCAGTCCGCGTGATCGCCGAAGCCGAAAAGCGCACCGCACGGATCAAGGGCGAGTCTTGAGCCATGGGTGGTCGTTCAAAGTCGCAAACCGTGGGCTATCGCTATTCGCTGGGGGCGCATCTGGCGCTCTGCCACGGGCCCGTTGATGCGATCCGAGAGATCCGCGTTGATGATCGCACCGCCTGGTCGATCGGCACGGGTCAGAGCACGTCGCAAGGAACCGGTGTCGGCGCGCGGGCCAGCTACGGCACCGTCACCGGCATGTCTGCCATTGCTGCCGCAGAGGGCGACAACGTGGCCGAGGTCCGGTTCCCGGGCACGCTCCCCGGCATCCGACTCGGGCAGAGCTATGACCTGCAGCTTTTGACGGACACCATGACCCGCACCGTGACGGTTCAGGCTGTGAGCTTTGATGCGGGCACTGGCATCACCACCTGGCTCGTCGAACCTGCCACCACCGCCTTCACGGCCCAATCGGTTGCGGTGTCGGATGCCGCCAGCGTGCCCAGCCTGAACGGCGGCGCTGCGGGCGGACGCATCCGGATCAACAAGCCTGATCTTTTCGGCGGCGAGAAACGCGAAGGTGGCATCGTCGGTGACATCGACGTGCTGATGGGCGCGCCGGACCAGGCGCAGAACGACTATCTCGTGTCACAAGCCGGGGCCGATGTGCCGGGCTATCGCGGGATCTGCTCGCTGGTGCTGCGGCAGGTGTTTCTCGGCCTCAATCCGTACCTGAAGCCATGGTCAGTCCGCCTGACGCGGATCCTGAAGGCCGATGAGGACGCGCCGCAATGGTATCCCGAGCGGGCCCAAATCGTGCCGGAGGTGCGGATCGGGGATGCCGCGATCTACATCGCCATGGACGCCTCGGGCTCGATGTCGGGCGCGCGCATGGCGGCCCAGATTGCCGCGGTGTCGCGTCTGGTGGAGGAGATCGGCGAGAACGCCCCCGACACGCCACCTCAGCCCAACGACATCCAGATCATCACCTGGAACTCCACGGTCTCCGGTACGATTCTGCGGCGCGACGCTGATGCCACGGCCTATTCGGAGCTCAAGGACTGGATCGATGCGCTCTCAAGCTCTGTCAGCGGCGGTACGGATTTCGGGGTCGCCGTCAGCCAGGCAGGGGCGTTCTTCAATGGCGCGGGCGACAAACGGCGCATCCTGATCTTCGTGACCGACGGAGAGCCGAGCCCGGCCTCAACCCTGCAGACCGCGATTGCGACGCTCTCCGGTATCTCCGAGGTCGACGTCTTCGCCTTCAACATCGCGCTTTCCGATACCAGCGCCACCGCCCAGATCGACAACACGCCCGTCGACGGCGTTCCGGTCGTACCGCCGGGCGATCCCGATGCGCTGGTGGCTTCGCTGCGGGCGGCCTTCGGACAAGGCCCCGACATGAACCCGGCCCATATCATCCGCGAATGTCTGACCAATGCAGACTGGGGCCTCGGACATACCTTCGCCGACATCGGCCCCAGCTTTGCCATCGCTGCGGACGCGCTGTTCTCCGAGGGCTTCGGGTTGTCGCTGCTCTGGCAGCGGGAATCCACGATCGAGGACTTCATCGCCGACGTGCTGAAGCATATTGACGCCTATCTCTATGTCGACCGCCGCTCGGGTCGCTGGGAGTTGCGCCTCATTCGCGCCGACTACGATGCCGAGACCCTGATGGTCTTTGACGAGACCAATGTCGTTGACTGGGGCGAGCTCGGCCGTCGTGAGGCCGCTGATCTCGTCAACAGCGTCACGGCGAAGTTCTCTGACGCTCGTACGGACCAGACCGGATCGGTCAGCGTGACGGATACCGCGCTCGTACAGGACCTCGGTCAGGTGGTCAGCGCGACGGTCGATTACCCCGGCATTCGCTTCGAGTCCCTTGCCGTGCGGGTCGCTGAACGTGACCTACTGGCGCTATCGGCACCGATCTTGTCGGGCGAGATCACCGTTTCCCGTGTCGGTGCCGAGCTCGATCCGGGTGACGTGATCGTGCTGTCAAACCCTAGGCGTGGGCTTGAGGGTGTCGTGGTCCGCATCGTCGAGATCGACCATGGCGACGGGCGCGCCAATGGCGTGCGCCTCAGGATCGCCGAGGACGTTTTTGCGCTTGGCGAGACCGCCCTTGTCGGCGGCGAAAGTGGCGATCCCGGCAGCCTGATCCTGCCGCCAAAGCCACTGACGCGCCGCTGGGTGGCGGAAGCACCATACTGGTTGCTGGTCCAGGAGTTGGGGCATGCGCAGGCCGACGCGCTTCTCGATGAGGATCCGGGGGTGGGCGCGATCGTTGCGGCCGGGGAACGTCCCTCGGCCGATGCGCTTTCGGCGCAGGTCTGGAGCGACAGCGGGGCGGGGTACACGCTCGAAGAAGCGGTCGAGTTCGTGCCGACCGCGTTGCTTGTATCGGACATCAGCGATGATCCGACTGAGCGCGTCCTCTCGGTTGGCAGTTGGACCGGGCTCGGGGACGTTGCCATCGGTACGCTGGCCGTGATCGGCGACGAGCTGGTCCGGATCGATGGGGTGAGCGCGACGGAGCTGACCGTCGGGCGGGGCTGTCTCGACACGGTGCCGCAAGCCCATACCGCGGGCACGCCAGTCATCTGCTGGCAGCAGCTGGCGAATGCGTCGGAGGCGGGCTTTGTGGCCGGAGAGACGGTCACGATCAAGATGCTGCCCGAGACCGGTTTCGGGACACTACCGCTCGCGCAGGCACCCGAAGATGTCGTGACGCTGGCCAGCCGCGCCATCCGGCCGCTGCCACCCGGCGATCTGCGCGGCAATGGCGTCTCGGTCGTGAACCCGAACGTCCTGAACCTCGGGCCGGTCCTTTTGGCCTGGTCCCATCGCGACAGGCTCACCCAGACCAGCAGCGTGTTCGATGCCTATGACGCGGGCGATATCGGGCCGGAACCCGGCGTCACCTACGCCGTCGAGATCCGCTGGGTCGATCCGGATACCGACGCAACTATCGAGCCACCCGCCGCCGTGATCGACGTAGGCGCCGCCAACAGCATCACGCTGACAAAAGAGGATGTGCCGATCCTTACCGCTCCCACCGGCACCAAGCATTTCGAGGTCCGGGTGCAGGCCCGGCGCACGACCGGCACGGTCGCCTATGAGGCGTGGCAGGCCCGATCGATCCGGCTCTTCATGCCGGACGGTATCAAGGTCGCCGAGGTTTCCGCCTGGACAGAGATCGGGGCCGACGCGCGCCTGACCGTTGCCGAGACGGTGATCTTCTTGGATCGCGGCGGGGCGGTACAGCTGACCATCGCAGAAGCCGCCATCTGGATCGGCTTTGGCAGTGACGCGCGCCTCACCATCCCCGACATCGACATCTTCAATGAATGGGGCGGTCAGTCCCGTCTCACGGCCGCCGAGGCCGCTCTCTACATAGAGGTACTCCCATGAGCCACATTCTCCATCTTGGACACCAGGTCACTGATCTTTCCGGCGTGACCGGATTGATCAGCATCGACGCCGCGGGCTTCGATCCGGCCTATGACGTCAACACCATCAAAATCATCGCGAACAACGGATCGTCCGTACCGTTCACAGCCACATGGGCGGAGCCAACGGGCGATGTCTGGGTCGGGTTCCGATACCGGGCACCGTCGATCAACGCTCATATCATCGCGCAAGACGGCATCTTCCTCGAGTTCTACGACGCCGCGAACCGGCAGGTCGCCCTTGTCCGGACCGAGCGCGACGATGAGAGGTACCGCGCCATGGCTGTTGGCGACACCAGTGTCGACGGCGCTTCCTCCTTCGTCGCGGCCACGAACCAGGCCTACTGGATAGATGCGAAGATCGCCGTCGGCGCGGACATCTCGATCGAGTTCTATGTAGATGGTGTGCTCCACAGCAGCGTAACCGCCGCAAACACCGGTGGTAAGGGACGGCCCGTACGATGCGTCTGGCGCAACCTCTACCTCTTCGATTTCTACAACGCGGCGACTTGGTACTATGCCCACATCGCCGTCCTTGACGGCGTCTCGACCATCGGGCGGCGGTTTGCGCGGCGCACGCCCGATCTGGTCGCGACCTATGACGCCTTCTCAGGCGGGGTCGATGCGGTGAAGGACGGCGATATTGCCACCCGCGCCGCGAGCGACATCGCCGGTCAGCGCCTGTCGTTTTCGCTGGCGGGGCCAACGGGTCCTGCGGGGGCCTCAACCATCGCGGGCGTGCATGTGAAGCAACTGGCCCAGCTCGGGACAGCAGGACCGACGGGCGTCGCGGGGTTCCTACGGATTGGCGGGGTGGATTATGATGCGTCGCCAGGCACGCCGTCGCCGAATATGGCCAGTCCGGTCTATTCGACCTGGGACGTGAACCCGGCCGACAGCACACCCTGGACCACGGCCGCGCTGCCGACGGAAGCCGGGATCGTCTCGACATGACGCCACCCCGCGCCAATCATGGCGACATGCGCATGTCCGAGATCGAATTCCAGGCCATGCTGACACGCGCTGCCGAAGCGGGTGCCAAACGCGCGCTGGCCGATGCTGGAATCGATGGCAAGGACGCGGCCCTCGACATCCGCGATCTGCGCTCGCTGCTGGACTGCATCCGTTTCGTGCGGCGAACGGCCGTTCAGACGGCTGTTCATCTGATCACCACTGGCGTGATGCTGGCGCTCCTCGCCGGGATCGCCCTGAAGTTGAAGATCTTCGGTGGCGGTCCGTAATCGCGCGCCGAAACTATATTCTTACTCACCCAAACCCGCCCATGTGGCGGGTTTTTCGTTTCTGGAGGACACCATGAACACGACCTTCTACGAGCATTGGCGCGACGTGCCGGACGACACTTGGCGTTGGCCGAATTTCTCGCCCGCCGAAATCGCCTGCCGCGGTACCGGCAAGCTGCTGATCAACGAACCTGCGCTGGATAAGCTTCAGGCGCTGCGCGACCGGCTGGGCAAGCCGCTGATCGTCCGCTCGGCCTATCGCAGTCCTGAACACAACCGCGCCGTCGGTGGCGCGACGCGGTCCAAACACATGGACGGCGCAGCCTTCGACATTGCTATGTCAAACCACGACCCCGTTGCATTTGAGGCGGCGGCACGCGCTGTCGGCTTCCTTGGGTTCGGCTTCTATCCGCGCTCGGGTTTCATCCATGTTGATCTCGGCCCTGCGCGCCAATGGGGCGAGCGCTTCCCAGTCCGCGCGACTGCCTTCGCTACGGAATCCCTGAAGGCGCGCGAAGTGCTGGCCGACAGCCGTACCATGAAGGGCGGCGGGGCCGCAGGTGTCGCGACGCTGGGCGCGGCGGGGGTTGAGGTCGCGCAGAGCGTCCTGGCCGAAACTCAATCAGCAATATTGCCGCTGGTGCCCTACCTCGACACCCTGCGCTGGGTGTTCATCGCCGTGGCCCTCGTGGGGATTGCGGTCACGATCTATGCGCGGCTTGATGACTGGAAGCGGGGGCAGCGATGATCGGGGCGTTGTTCGGTGGGATTATCGCCAGCCCATGGGCACGGACTGCGCTGCGCTACGGCGCTGTCGCCCTTGCCATCCTGCTGTTCCTGCTGTCGATCCGCCGCTCCGGCGAAAGCGTCGGGCGGCTGGCAGAACGTTTAGAGTCCACGGAGAAAGCCAATGACGTACAACGCCGGATGCTGGAAGCGGCGGCTCGCCGTCCTCGTGATCGCGATGATCTTGTTGACCGGCTGCGGGGCGGTGGGTTCTGACGCCCCGCCCAGCGCATGCACACCCGTGGTGGAGTACAGCCGGCCTGAGCAGGCGCGCGTGGCCGACGAAGTGGCCAGGCTGCCGGAGAACGCCGCGATCATCGGCTGGCTCGCGGATTATGCCGCCATGCGGGACCAGGCACGCGCCTGTCAACGGCGGGGATGAATCGGATCACGATAGAATTCATGGCGCAAATAGTCGGCGTCCACTACTCTTGCAGCATGAAACATGACGACGAAAAGCGGATCGCAGCCAAGCTCGCCAAGACAATGGCGATGCTCTGCGTACGCAACACCCACCTCGAGACCATCCACGCGGGCAAGGTACCGATCACTAGGACCGGCGACTGGAGCGACGTCACCGTGGTGGATGCCGAGGGTAACCGTATCCCTTGGACCGCGGTCTCCCATATCAGCGACGATGAAATGAGAAGCCTGATGCGGGACATCGTCAACCGGCTCTACACATTTCATTTGTGCGCCGACGATCCTGGGCTGCAGGCCGAGATCGAAAAGTGGATGGCGGTTGCGGGAAAGTGGGCCGAGCCGGAAATCGATCCTCGGATGATCGGTGGCAAAGTCGAGCAGCGCTAAAACCCACCGGCATAGCTGTAACATCGCAGTACACGCTCGTGCCGTGTAGTGGGCCACAAACCCGCCCCGACCACGGTATTAAGATACCCCGCCAACAATGATCCATGACGCGATATTATCTGTCCTTGTCCGGATCCCTAATGATCACGCTCGGCTCGTCATAAACCTGACTCTCGTCCATGAAAGTGAGCCGCATACCCCATCCTGCAAAAGGTTTGATCAATGACAAGAAGGCGTCGGCGTCCAATTCTTCATCGTCGACATAGACGACCAAGTTGCCATCTTCGTCATCGGACAAATGGCAGCGCAGCACTTGTCCTCTTACAGACCAATGTTGAAAATCCTCAAGCCATTCAATTTGTGGCCGTCCTCTTGGAACTTCTACCGGCCGATTGGCTGGGTCCGCGACACTTGCGTCTTGCGCGGCGATTATGTCATTGAATACCTCAAGGACCTCAGCGTCGCTCATGTTTTGCAACATAGGCCCCAAGAGCAAACGTGTTATGCCGTAGGCAGTATCAGCATGTTCGATGATCGCATATTCACCATCACGCGAAATATGCACTTGATTGATTGTGGCTTGTGGGGGGCGTCGCAAACGCAAAGCTGTGCTCCAGATGTTCTGTTGGGTTTCCATGTCTTTTTGACCGGCTGTTTTCATTGATGGCCATATGGTTCAGACCGTGCAATCTTAACCGTCGAACTGCGCGATCTCGATCACAAGATGTGGTGGCGCCGGAGTCAAAGGTATAAACTTTATCTCTCTATTATTTTTTGGGTGGTTGGTTCTGAAAAATATCCACCTTTGTTTCAAGGCACTTACGAAAACTAAAATCGTTTGTGCCAATTTCAAACCAACTCCCAGGGCGTTGATAAAAATCTAACCCCCGCCCAATCTTGATAATCCACCCATTATCAAGGCGAATCTCCCGATCATGCATGTTTGAATTTAATTTTATTTCAAGAATTACATCAATTTCCAACAAACTCTGCTTTAAATCAGACAACTTTTTATCGATCTCTGCTAGCTGCGTGTTGTCGTCGTACCCAGTTACCAGCTCGATCTTCTTGACTGATCCCGTCTTAATTACGGTTTCGCAAAATCTCACAAAATTTTGAATTTGGTGCTGAAGTCGGATATAAGGATCCTCAATAATCACCGCTCGCGCGCCACGAAGATAAGGTCCAATGATTGACTCGTAACTGTGCCCCGTGTCGCCGTACATTATGGTGAAGTGCTGTTCGAGAGCTTCGGCACGGACAGGATCTACTTCATCTACTTCGCGCGGCGCAGGTGATGCGGGACTGATCGAAGCTTCAGTGGTTACGTCCACCGACGTTGCTACATCATCGGGATGCGGGTCCGTCTCATCTGAAACGCTCAACCTTCTTCGGGTCGGTTGTTGTGTGGCCGCGGCGTTCTTCGATTCCGGACAGTATACAACAATCTCTCGACCTTCTGAGCTGAAGTAGGAAAGATTGATTTGGGCAAACTCGTCATCCGGTTTGCGTTTATTCATCTGCTCCTTAACGCGGCGGCGGCACTCACACGCGTAGGCCACGTACTCTTCGAATTCAACATCGCTCGGCGCGCCATCGGGATGAAGTATCTTCAAAATTGCCGATACGGTTTTTTTGATACCTTTCTCATCACGTCCCTCTACCGCTTTTCCCAATCGAATGCGGCGGTTTACCTCCTCATACCGATTCGTATGTTTGAACTGATAATGAAATGCCTCTGCGAGATAGTCAGTGATAAACCCGTACCGGCTGGTTAGAGAAGAACTACTATTTTTAGGCAGCTCCCAGCCAGGAATATAGGCTGCAAATCGGTCCATTATAGCCAAGTCAAATTCAGGCGGAAGCGGCTGGAAGAGATCATACTCTGTCGAGTTGACAACCTGACTAACCGACAGATCAATATTACCTACAAAGCTAAGGCTGGCATCTGCGATAACTTCAGCACCGCGAGAAAACCGCCCATTCGCCATGAAGTCCTTCATGATTTGGATCGTGTCTGGATCCCGTATTTTTATTCCTCCCACCTCATCAAACGCTACGGTGTCCCAATAGCCAACTAAGCCAACTTTGCGGCGAGCATTATTGTAAAAGAGCGTCGCCTTTGTCGCTTGTCCTCCCGATATGAGGGTGGCATAGGGAGAAAATTCACTGAAAAAATACGACTTCCCAGTCCCACGGGGACCCAGTTCGATATAATTATAATTAGATTCTACTAGTGGAGCCAAACGAGCTACGAAGTGCATCTTGACGCGCTGCGAGAGCTTAGCTGACTCCAATCCAACTGATCTCATGATTACGTCGAGCCACTGATCTCGAGTGAAAGACCTACGCCCCTCCGCATACTGTTTGAAATCAAAGCGGGAAAGTTGAATTGGCCGAAGGTCCTCTATGTAGAAGGCATAGTGGTCTTCTTCGATGTCGTTGTGCGCAAGTGTAACCTCTGCCCAGATTCCGCCTTCCAGGAGCCGTTCGTTGTCCCGGTAGAACTTTTCACCGATTGCGATCCGCTGCGAGTTGAAGTTCTCTAATGATGCCCAATGGCGCTTTTCTTTCTCGACGTAACGAACGTGAACCTTGTCAATAAACCGATGCTTGCCCTTGGTTGCGACTTTTGATTGGGCAGAATTTGCCTCGTCGGGCCTCACGTAATTGTCCTGAAGGGTTGCAAGTACAGCCTCCATACCTGCGTCCATTTCTGCCTGGTCGTCACTTGCGCAGAAACGTGCCAAGAGAAACTCAAGCACGAAAGTCGGTATGTTGGTGCCCTTCTTGATCCGATGAAGCAGATCTTTTCGAATAACCTTGCCATCGAAGGTTGACGTTAGGTGTTGGTCCAGTTCATCCATGTCGTTCATACGGTATAGTCCGTCTCAAGATTAAGCGTGCTAAGGCTCGCCAGTGTTGTTGGGTTCAAGGCCTTTATCAAGAATTTTCGTAACTGCCCAGCATGACTGGCTGAGCCTCTGGGGCGATCAGATATTCAGCCGAGGCGCAGTTGTGCGATCAACTGATCTGACGGTTTCATCAGGGTTTCGATGACAGACCAACCCTG